CGCCAGCCGCCACTGGCCGCCAGCCGCCACTGGCCGCCAGCCGCCACTGGCCGCCAGCCGCCACTGGCCGCCAGCCGCCACTGGCCGCCAGACCCCCCACCCGGTCCGCCGACCCGCCGGCCGCTTTGACCAGATCGACCCCCCGCGTTCTTTGCAATTTCCAGAAAACCCGAAAACCGATGAATATCCGTCATCCAAAAAATGCCAGCCAGCAATTTCCGCGACAGAAAAAATCCCCGAAAATGCCGATTTGCAGAACCCGGCGTTTCCAGACGCCGGACACCGGGAAGACCGAAGGTCTTGCAAAAACCGCCGGAATGTGCAAAAAGCGGCAGGGAAGGCGGCGGCGGGGCGGCAAGGCGGCAAGGCGGCAAGGCGGCAAGGCAGCGGCGAAGGGGACGCGCCATGGACGGAAGCACGAGGTTCGAGCGGGGCCGGGCGCTGGTGCTGGTGCGGGCGGCGGAGCGTCAGGAGGAGCTCGAAGATGACCTGCGCGAGAACGAGCGGCGGTATGACATCGGGGCGGTGGAGCGGCGGCTGCTCAAGGAGGCCGGGCGGCGCGCGGCGATCCAGCTTCTCGACCTGCTGAACGAGACGCCGCTGATGACCGTGGACGAGCGGGTGAAGGTGCTGCGGCTGGTCATGGAGCGCGCCTGGGGGGCGCCTGCGACGGCGGTGTCCGAGCGGCGTGTCGAGATCGCGGAGCGCAAGGTGTCCGGCGATGTGGGCTCGCCGGTGAGCGAGCGGCTGCGGCTTGTCGCGCAGTCGATCCTGCCGCCCGAACTCGTCGCGAAGAAGTCTGCGGCAGTGAGCCGGAAGGCCGCGGGCGAGTGAGCGTGCGAACGTGACAGTGCTCGACGATCTCGATGTCATCGGGCGGATCGCGGCGAAATGCGCCGTCGACCGGCAGTTCTTCGTGAGCGAGGTTCTTGGCGTCGAGCGGATCGAGCCGTGGCAGGCCGAGGTCATGAGCGCGCTCGACGAAGGAGAGACGCGGGTTTCGATCAGGTCGGGAAACGGCGTTGGCAAGACGGCGCTGTGCGCGTGGCTCGCGCTGCATTTTCTGCTGTTCCGCAATGACGTGAAAATCCCCGTCACTGCGCCGTCAAGTTCGCAGATGCGGGACGGGTTGATCCCGGAAATCACGCGCTGGCGGATGGTGCTGCCGGATTTTCTTCGCTCGACGCTGGAAGCGACCGAGGACAGGGTGCGGAAAATCTCTCCGGGCGGGGGCGAGACGGATTTCATCTCGTTCAGAACGGCGCGCGCCGACGCTCCCGAGGCGCTGGCGGGCATCCACGCCACCCATGTCATGGGCATCGTCGACGAGGCGTCCGGTGTGCCCGATGTCGTCTACGAGTTCGCGGAAGGGCTGCTGTCCACGCCTGGGGCGATCATGGTGCTGATCGGCAACCCGACCCGGGCGAAGGGGTATTTCTGGCGCACGCACACCGCGCTTTCCCATGCGTGGCGGACGTGGAAGGTGCCGTGCCAGGCGTCGTCGCGGGTGTCGCCGGATTTCATCAGGTCCATCGCGGAAACCTACGGCGAGCATTCCAACGTCTACCGCTACAAGGTGCTGGCGGAGTTTCCCGACAGCCTTGAGAACACGGTGATCCCCGCCGAACTCGTGCGCAGCGCCGTGGGGCGCGACATCGCCAGCGACCCTCCGCAAGCTGCGCGGGTGTGGGGCATCGACCCTGGACGAGGTGGCGACCCCACGGGCTTCGTGGCGCGCTCTCCGCACGCCGTCGAGGACATCGAGGAGTGGTATGACGCTGACCTGATGGCAACCGTGGGGAGGGCGCTGGCGAAGTGGGAAGCCCTTCCCCAGGACCGCAGGCCGGAAGCGATCCACATCGACAGTATCGGGCTTGGCGCGGGCGTCGCCGACCGTCTGCGCGAGCTCGGGCTGCCTGTCGTGGACGTGAACGTGGCGGAAGCCCCTGCCCTCAAGGCGCGGTTTCCGAGGCTGCGGGCGGAAATCTGGTATGCGGCGCGGGACTGGTTCGAGACCCGCGCGGTGTCGCTTCCGAAAGGCCATCCGCTCGTCGGCAGGCTCGTGGAAGAACTTACCGACCCTCTCGAAGTCATCACCTCGGCAGGCAAGCAGGATGTCGAAAGCAAGACGGCGATGCGCAATCGCGGGCTGCGGTCGCCGAACCTTGCTGACGCCCTCTGCCTGACCTTCGCCTTCTCCGGGGCGGTAGCGGCAGGGCGCCCCGCGTTCGGCTCCTCGCACCGCAGGCACTGGTCAAAGCCGCTCGTCTGGACGCCCCCCGGCGTCTATTGACAACCTCCCCCTGGCGGTGGCATGTTTCGCTCGCACGGATTTGGTAGCCCCGTGCAGCAGGGCGCGGTGCTTCGCAAGCGAAGGTGCCACCCAACGCCGCGCCCTGCTTCAACCTTCAACCTCTGTTTCGACCACCGTCGCCCGCCCGCTACAGGCACGAGGACGCCAGCCATGCCGATCCGAGGCGCGAAGAACCCCTTCCCGAAGATGACGAAGCCGACGAACTCCGGCATCTTCTCCGACAGCGGGAAAGGGCAGAAGATGGACCCCGTGCGGCGGCCGTCACCGATCCCGAAGACGCTGGCCGAAGCCTACAGGGCCAACAGGAAACGCGGTGACTGACCGCGCCGACCTCGCGCCGCCGGTCATCGAGGATGTCGAGCGCGAGCTTGGCAGCCTGATCTCCGACGCCGTGTCGTTCATCGAGAGCGACTTCGTTCCGAAATGGGAGCAGGCGCGCGTCTACTACGACGGCGGGTCTTCCATCCCCAAGGTCGACGGGCGCTCGAAGGTCACGGTCACGGCTGTCAGGGATGCCATCCGCAATGCCAAGCCTTCCCTTCTGCGCATCTTCCTCGCCGCCGACGCGGTAGTGGAGTATCTCCCGGAGAAACCGGCGGCGCAGCAGCAGGCATGGCTGCAATCCTGCTATGTCAACAGTCTGTTCTGGCGCTCGAACGGCTATCGCGTCCTGAACGGGGCGATGCATGACGCCCTCCTGAACGGGCTTGGCGTGGTCAAGTTCTGGTGGGACGACAGCCCCAAGATCACGACTGTCGCCCTGACCGCGCTCACGCCGCCCGATCTCGAACTTCTGGCGCAGGCGCAGGACGCCGGGCGGCTGGTGTTCTCCACGGACCCTGTGCCGCGCGAGCCTGCCGTTCTGCCGGACGGCTCGCAGGTTCCCCTCCACGATCTGACCGTGAGGATGATCCAGCCTGCGGGGCGCGTGCGCGTCGAGCACATCCCGCTCTCGGAGTTCGTCTTCGACGAGAACGCGACCTCGATCGAGGAGGCGCGCGTCGTCGCCCATCGCCGGTCGATGCGCATGGGCGATGCCGTCGCCCTCGGCCTGCCGCTCGACCTGCTGGCCGATCTGGACGACTACGACGCCGAAACCGACACCTTCGCGGGCGAAAGCGAACTTCGGCGCGGGTTCCTGCGCGACAAGGAAGCCGCTTCGGTCGATCCTGCCATGCGCAAGGTGCTCATCACCGAAGCCTACGCCCGATACGACCTTGATGGCACGGGTCTGCCGCAACTGTGGCGGTTCTGGCTGGGCGGGACGAACTACAAGCTGCTGGCATACGAGCCCGCGGAGTTCGTCCCCTTCGCCGGGCTGACCATCGACCCCGAGCCTCACACAGTCGTCGGGCGGTCGCTGTTCGACGTGCTCGCGCAGGAGCAGGACACCCTGACTTCGCTGCTGCGGGCGGCCTGCGACAACGCGCATCTGTCCAACAACCGCCGTCTGGCCGTTCACGAGCAGCTTGTCAATATCGACGACGTGCTGAACCCCGCGCTTGGCGCTCCGATCCGCGTCCGCGCGCCGGGGCAAATCCAGGACATCGGCGTGCAGTCCACTATCGCCTCGATGCTGCCCCTGCTGCAATTCCTCAAGCAGGAAGCCGAAATCAAGGTCGGGATCACGAACGCGGCGATGGGGCTGGACCACGACGCCCTGCAATCCACGACCCGCGAAGCTGCGCGGAACACGATCCTGCTTTCGCAAGGGCAGATCGAGGTGATGGCGCGCAACCTTGCCGAAGGCATGTCCCGCGTGTTCGACGGGCTTCTGCGGCTGGCGATGCGCCATCCTTCGCCGCAGGAATACGCCGAGGTTTCCGGCAGTCTCGTTCCGGTGGACCTGACGACTTTCGATCCTTCGATGCACATGCGTCCGCGCGTCGGGCTTGGGACAGGGCGCAGCGAGGACAAGCTGGCAGGCTTGCAGATCGTGCTGGCGCAGCAGAAGGAAACCCTCGCGGCGCTGGCGCCCGGCAACCCCATCGTCGGCTACCACCACATCGCCAACACGCTAGAGGACATCGCGCGGCTGCATGGACTTTACAACACCGCCCGTTACTTCAATCCTGTCACTCCCGAAACGAACGCGGCGCTGGCGGAAGCCTGGCAACAGGCGAAGGCGCAGGAGCCGCCGCCTGTTGATCCGGGCCGCGCCATGATCGAGGCCGAACTCGTCAAGGCGCAGGTTAAGGAACGCGAAATGATCCTCGACGCGCTTTTGGAAGCCCGCAAGACGGCCATCGAGAACCTGATGCGCGCCGCCGAGTTCTCGGCTACCGACGACTTCAAGCGCGACGAGCTTGCCCAGCGGCTGGCGATTGCCGACACGCGCCACGCCGCACCCGTGGACATGGCTGCCGTGCGGCGCGAGCAGGAAAAGCGCCGCGCTCCGGCGGTAGAGGCGCCTCCGCCTGCCAATCTTCCGCCTCTTCCCGACTTGCCCGCGGCGGCAGGCGGAGGCGCCTGACATGGCTGACCGTCCTGTGCTGGCACCGTGGCCGCGCGCGACTGTCACCGGCGATGCGCCCTCGCCCGATTTCGACCTTGTGCGCAAGGGCGCCCGCGCGCTGATCGGAGATGTTGCTTTCGCACACGTCTTGCGGTATCTCTCCGAGACGGCAACGCAGGAATTGCTGGCCACGCCCACTGGGGACGCCGCTAGCCTGCTTCCGATCCACGCCCGGCTGCGGGCACTCGACGACATCCGTGCTACCCTGCACAGGCTTGCGCAGGAACCCGGCTCGAAGGAGTGACCATTGGCTGACGACGCAGAACTGCTGGCCTCCATGCTGATGCCAGCCCCCGACGCCGCGCAATCCGCGCAACCCGCGCAACCGGCAGGGGAACAGGAGCCGCCGCCCGACGAGACCGCGGCGCAGCAGGAGACGCCCGATACCGCAGCGCAGTCTGCGGACGAGGGACAACAGGACGACGCCACCCCCACGGACGACACGCCGGATGAAGGCGCAGAGACCCGGGAAGGCCCCGAACTCACCGACGACCTGCGGGTGTCGGTCAAGGTCGACGGGGAAATCCGCGAGGTTACGCTGGCCGACCTCAAGAAGGCATACGCCGGGGAAGGCGCCATCGAAAAGCGTCTGCAACAGGCGACCGAACTGCGCAAGCAGATCGAGAGCGAGCGCCAGCAGGCGCAGAAGGAGATCGAAACCAGCCGCGCCAACCTCGTGCAGGCGTTCGCGGCCTTCGACCAGATGCTGTTCCAGCCCAAGCTGGCACCACCCGACCCTGCGCTGGCGCAGACCAACCCGACGCAATACCTGCTGATGAAGGACCAGTATCAGGCTGAACAGCAAGCCCTGAATACGCGGCGCCAGCAGGTGCAGGAGGTTCTGAGCCGCTACCAGGCCGAACAGGCCGCCAAGGCCAGCGAAGCCGCAGCCATCGAGGCGCAGCGGCTTCTGGAAGCGATCCCGGCGCTGCGCGACCCGCAGAAAGCGCCCGAAATCCGCGACCTGTTCCTGGAAGGTGCCCGCGCCTATGGCTTCTCCGACGCCGAACTTGGCGCGGTGACCGACCACAGGATGCTCGTGGTTCTCGCGGATGCTGCCAAGTGGCGCCGGATGAAGGCGCAGGCTGGCAAGGCGCCTCCGCCGAAAGCTGCGGTCAAGCCGATGGCGGCAGGAGCGGCATCGCAGGCGAAGGTCGGGGCTCCGGGCAGAGCACAGGCGGCTGCCATGCAACGCGCGCGCCAGACCGGACGGCCCGAAGACGTGGCCCTCACGATGCTGGTGCAACAGCCAAGGAAGTAGCACCATGCCCGTCACCAGCGGCACCATCCAGACCTACGCGAACACCGTCATCCGCGAGGACCTGGCCCAACAGTTCAGCATGATCTCGCCCGAGGAAACGCCGTTCATGACGGCCATCGGGACCGGGGAAGCTGCCACCAACACCTACACCGAGTGGACGGTCGTCAACCTTGCCGCGCCCGACAGCACGAACCGCGTGGTCGAAGGCGAGAACGCGCCCAACGTCGATGCTGGCACGCTCGGTATCCGGCGTGGCAACTACACGCAGATCAGCGACAAGCGTGTGATCACGTCGCACACCTCGAACGCGGTCGACGCCGCCGCCGAGAACATCCAGCGCACCGCAGCGCAGGTCGCCCTGAAAATCCGCGAACTCAAGCGAGACATGGAGACCATGCTCCTGTCGAACGTCGCGGCTTCCGCAGGTAGCTCCTCGACCGCGCGCGTGGCGGCGGGTCTGCCCGCGTTCCTGCGCACGAACCTCGTGCTCGGGGCGGGTGGTGCGGCGCCGACCCTGAGCGGTACGAACTCGGGCCATCCGAACTCGACCGTCACCCCGGGCACGGCGGTCGCGCTCACCGAGACCGCGCTGAACAACGTGATCCAGCAGTGCTGGCAGTCCGGCGGCACGCCGTCGATCATCATGGTCACCGCCAACAACAAGCGCGTGATCTCGCAGACGTTCACCGGCAACTCGACCCGCTACAAGGATGCCATCGACAAGCGCCTTGTCGCGGCCATCGACATCTACACGTCCGACTTCGGCGAACTGACGGTTGTTCCGAACCGCTTCCTGCCCGCGACCGTGACCAACAACTTCTCGGTCTATGTGCTCGATCCCGAGTATGCCGCGATCAAGTTCCTCGAAACGCTGCGGCAGAAGCCTCTGGCCGAGACCGGTCACGCCCGCGAGCGCCTCGTCTGGTGCGAATACACGCTCCAGGTCCACAACGAGGCGGCGCACGGCGCGGTCCACGCCACGACCGGTACGGGCTGATGACGTTCCCGCGAGCGGCGCCTGCGCCGCTCGCGGGTTTCCACCTTTCACGGGGGCTGCGCATGACCGACGACACCGAACCCGAACTCGAACTTGAGCCCGAACTTCCGCTTGAAGCGGAAACCTCGCAGCCTGCCGCCAGAACACCGGTCTCTGCGCCCCGGCGCAGGCGCCTGACGACGGCTGCGGTCGCTTCGCTACCCGACCCGCAGCCCGAAGTTCCCACTCGTCCCTATGTCGTGGTCGGAGGGCCGATCTCGCCCAAGGGAGGCGTCGGCAATCTGGTCAACGATGGCGAGGTCGTGTATCTGACCGACGAGCAAGCCCGACACTACCGCGCACTCGGTCGACTTGCTCCGCACATCGAGGGCGACTGATGCTGAGCCCTGTCAACACCCGCCTGCATCTGCCGCCCGACGGGCGGATCGTGTTCGAGCAGACGCAGGACAGCGACGAGATCGTGCGCGCTGTCCACGCGGTGCGCGACATGGTGCGGCGTGACACTGGCCCTGTCGGTTCCCGCTTTCTTGGTTCCGTGCCGATCCTGCTGGCGCAGCTTTGGGCGCGGGAGTGCGGGGCAGCGCCGGGGACGCGAGAGTGGGCGCAATACGCCCGCAAGAAGCTGTTGTCCGACGAGTTCCGCGATCTGAGGGTGCACGGCGGATGAACTACCAGGGCTTCAAGGACTATCTGGCGCGGTTCGTGTGGCGCGACAACGACGCCGTGTTCGTCGCCGAACTGGACAACTTCATCAACATGGCGCACGCGCGGCTGAACCGCGACCTGCGCATCCAGCGCATGGTCCGCACGCAGTACGCCGTACCGACCGAGAACGGTGTTCCTGTGCCTGTCGACTATCTCGAAACGCGCGCGTTCACCACCGACCGCAGCCCGGCGCCGCTGCAATACATCAGCCCGCACGAAATGGAGCGCCGCCGCGCTGCACACCCGACGTTCTTTGCACCGGTCTACACCATTGCCGGAGGGCGTTTCCGGTTTTCGGGCGGGATCGAGCAGGGCAGCGACCGGCAGGTGATCCTGACCTACTATGCCAAGGTGCCGGACTTTGCTGCGCTGGACGTGTCGTGGCTCGCCGACGACTATCTCGACCTCTACACCTACGCGGTGCTCCGGCATACCGCGAGCTACCTTCGGGACGACGAGCGGGTGATGCTCTGGAAGAATGAATATGACGAGACGCTGGCATCCGTCATGGAGGCTGAAAGGATCAGCCGCTATGCCGGAAGCCCGCTGATCGCGCCGATGCCGGGGACGGTCGCATGAGCAAGAGCGCCTATTTCAGGAACGCGCTGCTTCTGGAAATCTTCAACGGTGACGAGCACGCCATTCCCGACGTGATCGCGCAGCCGAACCTGTGGGTGTCCTTGCACACCCAACCGCTAGGCGCCGATGCCAACCAGTCGACCGATGAGGTAGCCTATACCGGCTACACCAGGGTTGCGGTACCGCGCACCAATGCATGGTGGAACGTCGGTGCCAACGCCGCTTCCCTCTTGCAGACGATCAATTTCCCGCTCTGTACTGCCCCGTCCTCTGCGGTGGTCGTGGCCGCCGGGATCGGGTTGGATCAGACCGGTTCCGGGCGCCTGCTCTATCGGTTGTCCTTGTCGAACTCGATCCAGGTGCAGGAAACCTTCTTCCCGATCCTTCTACCGAACGGTACAATCACGGAGACCTGACAGGTGGCCATCATTGCAGCAGGGAACGAAATCGAGGCGTTCTCCGCTGTGACAGGAACGCCTGTTCCGTCCACTCTACCTAAAATTGCAATTCCGCAAGCCTGCCGCGCTGGGTTGTCCTTGCGCGAGCGCGCCACCTTGGTCCGCAATTTTCCTGCTCGCGCCTCGGGCTGGGCGCACTTCCGTCTTCGCCCGCGCGGCGGCTCCACAGGTCAGCAGGACGGCTATCAGGCCGCGCTGCGCGACGGGGATGGGAATGTCGTGTTCGGGCTCTGGCAGGCACAGGCCAGCGGCACGCTCGTGTTCCGCTGGCACGGCAACCCCGCCAACGACGTGACGGCGGTCGTGGTCTCCGGCACCCCGGACGAAACCCATGTCCGCGAATACGACTTCTTCTGGATCATGCACGGAACAAGCGGTGTCTTGCGGGGCTACATGAACGGGGTGTTGACCTTTTCCGTGAGCGGCAACACCGTGGTAGGAAGCGGTCCGGCGAACATTGCCAGCCTGCGGTTCGCCGCGACCGGTGCTGACGACAGCACGGATGAAATCCACAACACCCACGTTTCGCAGATGCTCGTCTCGACGCGCCCGACCGTGGGGGCGAAGGTCTGGACCCTGCCGATCACCGGCGCGGGCGATTTGGACGACTGGACAGGCAACCCCGCGCTGATCGCCGGAACCGGGTTCGCGGACGACAGCGATGTTCTCGTTGCTGCCAGCGCGGGCGACGCTGCCACGTTCGATGTCGCTTCGCTTGTCGAAGTCCCGGCAGGTCACGAAATCACCGGGCTGGCGTTTTCCTTCTCAGCCCGCACTCTGAACGGCGGGATCACCCAGCTTCGCCCGCTGATGCGCTTGCCGCCCACCACCCATACTGGCACCTTGATCGGCGTATCGGGGTCGTGGGCTCAATACGCGGCTCACTGGCAGGCCAACCCTGCCAC